ATCTTTCAGAAGTATTGCCAGCGTGAGTTTGCGACAACTCCTACGTATACTATGCTAGACTCTAATGATGCTTTGATTCGGGTCACAATTACATTAAAAGGAAAAATCATGAAAGAAACAGGTGAAGGAACTACACGCAAGAAAGCAGAACAAATGGCTGCTAAACAAGCTCTAGAAGGATTTGGAGTTACTTTCTCTTCTGTGTAATGACTCTAGCATTTCTACCACATTTGAATCGTCTGAGAGTTCGTCCTTGCTTCCATAAGACTGATTTAACACACACCGCAATAGGTCCTTTTTCATTTCGAAAGGTCTTTCTAACCTTCTTGATACATTTGCAAAACCTATTTGTTTGACTGAGTTTACGAGCACCTGCTACACGTTTAATAGCGGGTGGTGAAGGAATAGAGTCAGGGGATAATGATAAGTCTGAAACAGGAAGTTCTTCAACGGTTACTTTGTTTTTATAAAGGAACTCAATAGGAATAAAAAGTTTAGGAATAACTTTGCTAGGATCTCCTCTATTCAGGTTACTAGGAAAATACATAACAACTACAGGAGGATTTAGATTACTTATTGTTGTTAGGAATGGATATCCTGATTGTTCAAGAATTCTCTTTGTTGTATCATCAATCATAAATACTGCCCATATTCCTAACGATGCAACAACTTGAGCATTAATTTTAGTTTCCACACCTGGTTTATCCATAAGTTTCAAACTTACCTTTTTTGTTTTCTTTAATGCCATCCATTCTTCCCATCGAACTCTAGAAGATGTAGCTAGTTGATTGTTATCAAACATCACGTCAATAGATTCATGGATCTTAGGCATCATATCATCTATAGGAATAGTTGTATCTTTCCAGAGTTTCTCCATAGAACTTGCAAATGTCCTCACTACGTCTGGAGAAAGAAGACCATACTTTTCTCCACCTGCAGCTAACGATGCCACATCATAAAACTTCATAAATCGATGGCTTGTCATGTCATCATCTAGATTGATTGGACACGTTTCCATGATCTCGCAAGGTCCCTTAAACTGGACAAATTCTTTGTTCTTCTTTCGCTTTTTTGGATTCAAAAGTCCCCACCCGTCTACAAAATCTTTGAATCCTTTAATTCCAATAGCTGCACGACCCCAATCATGCATAACGATTCGATCACCCATCCACGCAATATTGCCAAAATGAGCATCTGTATGAATCACATTCTCATTATTAAGGTATGCAACTGCATGAAAGAGTTTCCTTAATTGTGGAAGAGTTTCGCTGTTAGAACGATTCGATTCTCTAACGTCTTCATTTTGTCGAAGTGTGATGAAGTTAACTTTATCATTTTTTTGTCCAGAAGTATCAATCTTATTATTATTTGCAGCACAAGGCCGCACTGTATCAGAATCCTTAAACATGGGCGTGCATGTAGCAACTGCTACATTAAAGAACTTTTCAATCTCCTTATCTGGATACTTTTCCTGAATACGGTGAATTGCTTGTTTAACCTCTGCTTGATTGACAACTTCTTCTCCGTCAATTGTTTTTTTATTAGTAACTCGCGATATGTAGTCGCCATCAGGGATCGTATCAGGTGTCTGAGTTCCTGGAACACAGTCAATCTTAGGCGAATAAACACATGTATCAGCACCCTGACCAATCAATACACCACCTCTCAACATTGTGTCAAACCCAGAAGAATATATCCTCGCAAAGAATAAACATAATGGGAGGTGGTCTTCTACAACTCGTTGCTTATGGTGCTCAGGATGCATATATCACTGGAAATCCTCACATTACCTTCTGGAAGGTTCTCTACAAGCGTCATACGAACTTTGCCATGGAGGCATTCCGTGTGAACTTCACGGGCGCCCCTCAGTATGGTCAACGTGTCGTTGCTGTCATCAACCGCAATGCGGACTTGATGTACAAGACCTATTTGGAGGTTGTATTACCAGACACTCAAGCATCTGTAACAGGTTCTTTCGATGTCTTGTGGACAAATGGAGGTCAGCGTCGTCTTGGTTACATTCTTCTCAAGAAGATTGAAGTTGAGATTGGTGGACAAATCATTGATACTCACTACGGCGAATGGCTCTATTTGTGGGAGAACTTAACATCCAACGTTGATAACTCCACTAAGTTGGATGCAATGACTGGAGGACAACAAGGTGGAGTTAGATCTACAAACACATCTTGCGGTGGTCGTCCATCAGTGTTATACATCCCTCTTCAGTTCTGGTTCTGCAGAAATCCTGGCTTAGCGCTTCCTTTGATTGCTCTTCAATACCATGAGGTTCGAATCAATGTTACATTGTCTCCAGCAACAGATCTCGTAACCAAGGGTCCATCATTTAGCTCGATCTCTGCAGCTGCAGCAGCATTGCCTCAGATAAGAGATATGTCTCTCTATGTTGACTATATCTATTTGGATGTCGATGAGCGTCGCCGATTTGCTCAGCAGTCGCATGAATATTTGATTGACCAACTCCAGTATGGTCTTCAACAGACACTCACAACTGCAAATACTAGAATTGACTTGACATTGAATCACCCTGTCAAGGAGTTGGTGTGGGTCTTCCAAGATGCCCGTAAGACGGATTGTAGTTCTACAACAACGATTGCGGCTGGTTACACACAACCATTCAGTTACGATGATATTGCAGACCGATGCCGTCTACAAATTAATGGTCAGGATCGATTTGATGAGAGATATGGTGACTATTTCTGGAAGGTTCAACCTTACCAACACCACTCAGGTGGAGGTTTCTGGCCTGCTCGTAATGAAACAACTGCATTGACTGTTTTTGGAACACCTGCATCATTAAGAGGTGTAGCTACATTCGCTTTGACTGTAGCTACTAGTGCTACACAATCTTTCACTACATTAGTTGGAACTATTGGTGTAGGATCACTTGTTTCAGGTGCTGGAATTACAGGTACTAATACTATCGTAAGTGTTACTTTCGCAACTGCTACTACTGGTACAATTGTATTTGCAGATTCATTTACATCAACAGCTTCATCTTATACATCTATAACTACAGTCGGTGATGATACTCAAATCCAATCAAGTGGAAGTGCAGTTGCAGTTTACCAAGCAGCAAATCCAATCAACGTGTATTCCTTTGCCCTCCAACCTGAGGAACATCAACCATCTGGTACATGTAACTTCTCACGCATCGACACAACTACTCTTGTGTTTGATAGCATAACCAGTGGGGCAGCAGGAACATTCCCATCAAAGGCATTCCCTTACAACTTCCGACTCTATGCAGTCAACTACAACATCTTCCGAGTCATGTCTGGAATGGGTGGACTTGCCTACAGCAACTAAAGTTGCTTCATTTCACCAACTAAACCACTAAGTATAATGATCAAGTTGATAGTTATTTGCATAAGTATTCTTTGTGTTGCTTGGATTCTTTCAAATCCTCAAACCTATTTCAGAAAAGAGTCTCCAACTACACGTTTGTATTCGGAAGGCACCCGTGAAGTCCTAAGGTCTGCTGCAACATTATCGGTGCCAACTGACCCTTCGCAGGACATTTTGCGTGGTCATGACCGAGGATATGACCAATTTCATGTGAAATAACATACTGACGATATCCATCTAAATCTTGACCGCTCTTTGCAGAACCATGTTTCCAGTTATTAGCATTGATTCTAACTTCATTTCCTCCTAACTCTGCGCACGATAAGGTGTCTAAACACCCTACCTTGCGAAGACCTGCCTTTGATGTAAGATGAATCCTAACTTGAGGATTACGCTTCACTTGAAAAAAACGATAGCCTTTAGATTGCCATCCATTTGGATCCGCTAAGCAGATGGCTACGTCTCTTGCAAAGTCTGCTAATGAAAAATCCACATCTGGATCTACGACCACACTATACGTGATGCGCTTCATTGATTTCAAGTGTTATTTTTAATCAAGCTCCAGATGCTTCATCAAAGTGTCCATGATTAATGATTTAGTTTTATGAGACATACCCTTGAATTCTAAGACTGATCCAATAATACCTCCATCTTCATAGAGAATCTCAATATTTATCTCAACATCTGGGGTTTGATATAATCTTATCCAAAAGCAATCAGGTCCTTGTTCGGAAGTTTGGAATTTCATATCAGGAAAGTTCAATTCAGTTAACATTTTAGAAATAGCTTGCTCCATTGTAATATTGTCTACCATTCTCAAAAAAACTAATCCATTTTAAAGACTAAATGTACTTCCTGTTTGAAGCTGTTTTTGTTGGTTTGTTGTTATTGCCTATCTTCTGGGTCGCTGAAAAAGCAGGATTATCAAAGTGGTTGACAGTCTTTCTTGCAGGAGCTCTGTTCCATATCACTGCAGAGTTGACTGGAATCAACAAAGCTTATGTTCTGACAAAACACTAGTGAGTTCATCATACGTCCCATAACCATACCCACATAAATGTCCTATGAAACGATCACGTTTAGCTTGTAAGAACTCTGTTCCTTCAATTATTTTTTCGAAGAGAATGAATGCGTCTATGATTGAAACATAAATAGGTTTGATATCACTCCAATGATTTTGAGGAAGAATATGATTAATACGTTTGAGTGAATCATCGTCAAATGGTACACTCAACTGGATAAGTTTGTCTAAGAGAGTTACTGAAATTGTTTTAGTTAGATACGCCATTGTGCATAAGGTTGAAAGTATTGTATGTAATGAATCCATTTTAGACGTCATGCACCTGTTATGCAGACTCTTCGCGACTTTCATATTTTTTCAGTTAGTTTCTTCAACAAATGTAAAAAACTTTTAAGTAAAG